TTAACTCTTACAGGTTCTACATTTACAATAAATACAGCAATTACAGCAGACTTAAGCACAGCACAAACTTTAACAAATAAAACATTAACAAGCCCAACTCTTACAACTCCATCAATTGGTGTTGCTACAGGAACTTCTTTCAACTCCATCACCGGTCTAAGTTCAACAACTCCTATAGTAAATGGAACTGCTGCTGTTGGAACAGCAACTACAACTGCTAGAGCAGATCACGTTCACCCAACTGATACATCTAGGGCTGCAACTGCTGGAACACTAGCACAGTTTGCTGCAACTACTTCCGCACAACTAGCAGGAGTTATTTCTGATGAAACTGGATCTGGCGCACTTGTATTTGCAACATCACCAACATTAGTCACCCCTAGCATTGGAGTTGCTACAGGAACATCATTTAATAGCATTACTGGTCTAAGTTCTACTACACCAAGTGCTAATGGAACAGCAGCAGTAGGTACAGCAACTACAACTGCTCGTGCAGACCACGTTCACCCAACAACTGGATTAGGTCTTACTGCATCAGGCTTGAATCAGTTTGCATCCACAACATCTGCTCAATTAGCGGGTGTTATTTCTGATGAGACTGGTTCAGGTGCATTGGTATTTGCAACATCTCCTACACTTGTAACCCCAACACTTGGAGTAGCATCTGCAACAACTATAAATAAAGTAACAATAACAGCACCTGCTACAGGATCAACTTTAACAATTGCAAATGGCAAAACATTAACAGCCTCTAACACATTAACATTTAATGGTACAGATGCATCAACTGTTGCATTCGGCACTGGTGGTACGGTTGCATATACAAACGTAGCAACACTATCATCTCTTTCTTCAATTGGAACAGTTACAACTGGAACATGGAATGCTACAGCAATTGGAGCAGTTTATGGCGGTACAGGATTAACATCTTATACCACTGGAGACATTATTATTGCTTCAGCAACAAACACTTTATCTAAACTAGCAGCAGTAACTTCAGGATATGTATTAACATCAAATGGAACAGGTACCGCTCCTTCTTGGCAGGTTGCAGGCGGTGGCGGTGCTGATAAAAATACATATTATGCACAAATGTCTTTAAGTGGTGGTGGAATAGTTACTTGGACAGGATCTTACTTAAAGTGGTCTCAACGTGTAATTGCAATTCCAGTAGAAAATGCAGAGTTTGGTTCTCAGGGTTATATTGATATTAACTGCCCTACAAGTGGAACGGTAACTTATTACAATTCTGCAAACGTTACAACAACACTTACATGTACCGCTGCTGGAATACCTCTTGGACCATGGGAAGCACTATACTACCAAGTCACTCCAGGACAAGGAAGCACTTCTGATCAAACTAAGTTCCGTGTTGTAAGTTATATAAACACCACTTGGTCTCCTACAACAGGATGGATTCTTCTTGCAACAACAAATGGAGAAGGTTCTGGTACTGGTGGACACTTAAGATGGTTGTCAGGACAAGTAAATCTTCCAACTCAAACAAACAATGTTTCTACATATAATACTGGTTCTGGAGAAACTTCTTGGTACCATGATAAAGTTATGGCAATTATGGGTGCTTACTAAGCCTAGCACTTTTGTTTTTAAAAAGTACTAACCTTAAACTTTATAGTTATACTTTTGTTTTACGCTTAGTTATAATATAAAATTGTGTGCTATACTTAGACTACTTTACAAGATGTAAAGTTCTATTGTTATTTTTAGTGAGAGGTTTACAAATTCAATGTCAGATGTCTTTTCTTTTCGTTTACTAGATGATTTTATTGCAAAATATAAAGAGGTTGAGCCACCGTTTGGTTTTACAGATGCTGGTGGAAACTCTTTGGGTGAAATCACATTTATCCGTACCTATTCTCGTGTTAAAGAGGATGGAACAAAAGAACGCTGGCATGAGGTTTGTAAGCGTGTAATTGAGGGTATGTACTCAGTTCAAAAGAACCATGCTAAGGAAAATCGTCTGCCATGGAATGACAACAAGGCTCAGAAGTCTGCACAAGAAGCATTCCAAAGAATGTTTGAATTGAAGTGGACTCCACCAGGCCGTGGTATGTGGACATTTGGAACAGCAATGACTATGGAGAAGAAGAACTCTGCAGCACTTCAAAACTGTGCAATGGTTTCTACTCGTGATATTGATCGTAATGATCCTGGTGCATTATTTGCATGGGTAATGGATGCATTAATGCTTGGTATTGGTGTTGGATTTGATACCGTTGGAGCAGAGAAAGAATATCCTATTTATGCACCAACAGAACCTGTATCTATTTATGAAATCCCAGATACTCGTGAAGGATGGGTAGAGTCAGTTAGATTTTTGCTTAATTCATTCTTAAGACCAAATCAGAACATTCAGGAGTTTGACTACTCTTTGATTCGTCCACTGGGTGCCCCTATTAAGGGCTTTGGAGGCGTTGCAAGCGGTCCGCAGCCACTTATTGACCTTCACACCCGTATCCGTAAAGTTATCGGTAGCAGAGCGGGAGAGAAGTTAGATGCTCGTGCTATTACTGACATTATTAATCTTATTGGCACATGCGTTGTTTCTGGAAATGTTCGCCGTTCTGCAACACTTGCTCTTGGAGCACCAGGAGATGAAGATTTTATTAATCTAAAGAATGCAGAGGTATTCCCTGAACGCAACTCATTTGATCCAGAAAATCCAGGGTGGGCATGGATGTCTAATAATTCTATTGCTGCAAATGTAGGAATGGACTATGAAAAATATACAGATTTAATTGTTGATAATGGAGAACCAGGTTTTATTTGGCTTGATGTTGCTCGCAATTATGGTCGACTAAAAGATCCAGCAGACGGTAAGGACTACCGTGTTATGGGCTTCAATCCTTGTGCGGAGCAGCCATTGGAATCATACGAACTTTGTACACTTGTAGAAGTGCACTTAAATCGTCATGAATCTAAGGAGGACTTCCTCAAGACATTGAAGTTTGCATACCTTTATGGAAAGACTGTAACTCTTCTTCCAACACATTGGCAGCAGACAAACGGTATCATGCAACGCAACCGTCGCATTGGAACATCTCTAACAGGTATTGCATCTTTTGCAGATCAAAAGGGATTGCCAGCAGTTCGTGAATGGATGGATGAAGGTTATGAAAAGATTCGTCACTATGACCACAAATATTCAGAGTGGTTATGTGTTCGTGAATCAATTCGTGTAACAACCGTAAAGCCATCAGGATCAGTCTCAATTCTTTCTGGCGCAACACCTGGAGTTCACTGGGCACCAGGAGGAGAATATTTCTTACGTGCTATTAGATTTGGTGAAACAGATCCAATGCTACATTTATTTAAGGCTGCAGGATATAAGATTGAAAAAGATGTTGTATCTGCAAATACACAGGTTGTTTATTTCCCAGTACATTCTGGACATCCACGTTCTGAAAAGGATGTAACATTATTTGAAAAGATTGCACTTGCTGCAACTGCTCAGAAGTACTGGTCAGATAATGGTGTTTCTGTAACATTATCATTTGATAAGGAAACAGAGTCAAAGCATGTTGCTCCAGCACTTCACATGTATGAAGGACAACTAAAGGCAGTATCATTCTTGCCAATGGGAAATACCGTATATCCTCAACAGCCATATACTCAAATCACAAAAGATGAATATGCAGAATATTTGGGTGAAATCAAGAAGATCGACTGGTCTGCTATTTATGACGGGGTAGATAATCTTGAGGCTCTTGGAGAAAACTACTGTACAACAGATGTATGCGAAGTAAAACTGTAAAATGCTATAATAAAGGCTAAGGAGTAACATGTCCCAGCCGTCTAATTTATATGCAGAGAAGGTCTATTCAGAGCATCCCACAGTTATGTGGGCTCTGGATGACCAAGCAGACTATATCACTTTAATTACAGAAGCACAAAGAGATATACGTACTGGTTGGACTGTAACAGGTGCCTCAGTTACTTCTGGATCTGCAATAACTACAGAGCCGTTCCAAGATAGTTTTACAACTCTTGTAGAAGGATCTACGTCTACAACAACTGTCACACTAATTAGTCCAGACTTGGTAAATTTCCAAGATATGAATTCAACTCTTGGTTCTTTATCTGTTGGCACATATTTTTATTCTAATAGCCCATACCTAACCTCAGTTCAAATTGGTATGAGATATATTGATACCACAACTTCTTTACCAGTAGAAGATTTAGAAACTTTTGCAACATCTATATTTCAGTCATGGAGTTTTGTTTCTGGAACTTTTGACCTAGTAAATGAAAACACAGAATTCCAAGTAGTTATAAAGTTTAACTATGACTCTGGCGGTACTGCTGGAGATTATGATTTTTATGTTAATGGAATAACTGCGGGACAGTGGTCAGAAGAATTTAATGCTACATCTTTAGGAATTGAAGCAATTCCATTCCCATCAAACATTGCACTCTCTGCAACAGATGCAGTTGAGGCAGACCCATATGGACTTGGAGATCAAGTTGGATATTATCTTGTAGAAGACAATTCTCTTCTTGCAAGAAATAGCGGTGTCCCAATGGTATTTGGTGCAACTAACATTACAAGAATAACTCCAAACTCTGGAGATAAGCCTTCTTTGATTGTTCCAGGAAAAGGATTTTTAAATAAGAGTGGGCAGTACAAAGAATATACTGTTGAGTTTTGGGCAAGAATTAATTCCAATACATATGATGCTAAAAAAGTATTTGGCCCAATTGCATCTACAGATGGTTTATATGTTGAGGCTGGATTCTTAACACTTGTTATAGGACAAGAGTTTGCCTCTCACTTTGTTGGTGAGTGGTTTAGGCCAATGCTAATTCATGTTAGGTTAATTAGAAATAATGCAACGGTGTTGTTAAATGGAGAAGAAGTAATCAATCTTCCAATTAACACAGACACGCTAGATTTACCAGATATTGTTGATGGTTTTGGTGATAGCCAAGACTGGCTTGGATTTTACGCATATACAGATGTAACACCAATTGAAATTGACTGTGTTGCAATCTATCCATACTCTGTTGCAATCAATGTTGCAAAACGTAGATGGGTATACGGTCAGGGAGTATCTTCTGCAGAACAAATCAACTCTTCTTACGGTGGAACTTCTGCTTTTGTTGATTATTCTTTTGCTGACTATACATCCAATTATAATTACCCAGATTTTGCCCAGTGGGATCAGGGAACATTTGATAATCTAACAACAACATCAAATTCTTTGACTACCCCACAATACTCTCTTCCAGATATAAGCCTTGATTCAAAAACACTTGCAGAACTTTATGCAGATAACAAAGCAATACAGAATCCGCTAGATAGCAACTTTGTAACCTTTAGACCAAATGCTTCTTGGAACTCAGACAGATGCTATTTTAATTTCCCAAACTTTAATGTATTAAATGACACAATAGATACAATCTATGGAGTATTTTCTTCAGATGATCTTGCCTCTGAAGAGACATTATTTAAGATCTATAACCCACTGACTGGAAACTACTTTAGCATAAGAAAAGATTTAGACGAAATCCATTATTACCTATACTTTAATGGAGTAGAAGAAGAAATCTATACAACAAATATAATTGTTTCTGATGAAAAGTTTGCTGCTGGAATTCAAATCAAAACTCTTGTAGAGTCTTTTGGTGGAAATGTTTCTGCTTTCTTTGGCAATCAAAATGGACTAAAGATGTATGTTGGTGGAGAAGCAGACGGAATCTACCAGTTTACTGGAAAGATATATTCCGTTGGTATTGCAAGTCCATATAATGCACTAGAGTTATCAGATCATTTTGAAGATAATGGAACAGCAATATTAGATAGTTACCTTGCAACTGGATCAGCGGAATCAGCAAATGCCATAGCATTGCTTGAGCATACTGCAAGTTATACTCTTCTACCACTTCAGGCATACGATGCCTATTTCTTAGACATAGGTGTTTCGGGATATTGGGAAGACTACATGCCTCTTTCATATTTTGCACAATATGTAACAAATGATGTAGGAAATCAATACTATGATTTAGACTTTTTGCAGTTTAATTTAGGATACCCAGCACCAACAAAACTGGCGGAATATGAAACAGTTGGTTCTTGGACATATGATCAATTAAAAGAAGAATATTCTCATCCATTACACAGAACATACTTACAACTAGATAGCACCCTTTTTACTGGCTGGAACAATTATGCAGATATGGAAGAAAGAGCAGAGAAGTATTATGAGTATGATACAGCAGATGCATCTATAAGAAGTTATCTTACATTCCAGTATATTGCAGAAGGAGCAAATGCTCCTCAAAGTGATTTTACAACAATAGAGCCAGCAAGAGAAGGTGGCATTCTTGACATGGACCTTTATCCAGACTGGCTTTCAACAAAGTTTGAGGTTGTAGATAATACTCTTGTTTATCCAACTAAGACTGTAAACTTTAATGAACTTGCTTTGGTTTACCACCTTGATTTTAATATTCGTGGTATTTTAAGAAAGCCAATTCAATTAAGAAGATTAGAACTTGCGTCACAAGCATTTAATGACAACTCGTTTAACCCAGTAGGAACAAGATTTGGAGTAGACCTATTCCCATATACAAGGTCTGGACTTTACTATGATTATAAGGCCAAGAATCCATTTAGTATTTATAAGTCAAGCACTCCTTATCTTTACCTTAATAGAACATCTGGTATAGAAGTTCGTGGAGATTTTGATCCTCTAGTAAGTCGTGGCATATCTGTTCCGATTAATCAAAATGAAGCAGAAAACTATCGAATATCTGCAGCACAAATATGGATGAGATATGACCAAGATGCTTTTCCTTTAACTCCAGTAGAAATATTTGAAATAGAATATAAGGCAGACACGATTAAGTTCTACTTGGTTGCAGACAACCACGAGGGAACAAGAGCAAGAATATACGCAACTAGCGTTCTTACCAATACAACTTATAATGGTATTTCTTACTTCCTTAATGGTTCTTTGGTTAGAGAGCCAGTATTAACTATCAAGGAGTGGGCGGTCCTAGGTATGGCATTTGGAACTGCCCTAAACTTTGACTTATTTATTGGCGGTATTAATTTAAGTGGGCCACTAGTATTTAATAATATTTCATACTATCAGGCAAACAACCTACAACAGGTTCAGGCAAACCTAACAAGACCATGGCTAAGAATTAAAACTGATGGAGTAACTAACTTTGACTGGGAGTATTGGCTAAATAACTTTACCTGGGAAGGTGTCCTTGTTATTTCGGCATCAGACCTATATGGCGTTTCCCCTTCTGATGTATATAAGACATACATTGGAACTAATAAGATTATTATTGATGATGAAGAAGGAATGATATTTGATGCAGATAGGCTCAAGGTTTATAATGACACAACTTGGACAATTAGGCTAGGGTCAGCCGTTTAATCTGGTATACTTTAGTATATGAATCCATTAATTAGTCCAAAAACTGGTAAGCCCATTGTAGGAAATGTACGTCGTCAGGTTATTGAAAAGAAATATAACTGGGGACTATACGTTTACAAGAAGTCAGATGGAAAGTGGTTTACAGACGGAGAGGGCAATGTCTTAAACATTGAGTCTACTCGTGGCGATATTGCACAGATAACAAAACTTAAGAATGCAGCAAAGTATTACGGTGATGATGGTGAGGGCGAGGCAATTTTTGTTCCTGGTCTCACAAGAATTAGTGAAGAAGAGCATTCAGAACAACTAGACAGAATGAAGCAAGGACTTATTCCGTCAATGAACGATCTTGGTGCATGGAAAGCAGCACAAGACACAATTACTAAGCATGGAAGAGATGCATACGAAGCATGAGCGAAGATTACGATTACATTCAAGCAAGTATTAGAACTCAAGAAGAGACTGAAAATCTTTTTAAGTCACAGGATCCATTTGGAAAAGACTGGACAGTTTTAAAAGACTATGTTGGTATTGATCAAAACTTTAAGCGAAGAACCACAAGAACAGTTTCTAAGGCAACTTATGCATACAATGCAGTTGAGCCTTCAACACAATATTTAAACTCTGCAAATGCTGTACCATCTGGCGATGGCGCAGAGTCAAAGCAGATTAATCCTGGAACGGTATACAGAAATGGATACGGCCTATTTGATGTAATCACACCACCATACAACATGTATGAATTAGCAAGTTATTATGATACATCTTTTGCTAACCATGCTGCTATTGATGCCAAGGTAGAAAATGTTGTAGGTCTTGGATACCGCTTTGATATTACAGATAGAACAATGCTTCGCTTTGAAACTAATGATGATCAGGGTGCAGTAGAACGTGCTCGTCGTAGAATTGAAAGAATGAAACTTGAGATGCGTGAGTGGCTAGAGTCACTAAATGATGATGATTCATTTACAACTAGCATGGAAAAGGTTTATACAGATTTACAGGCAACTGGAAATGGATTCTTAGAAGTTGGTAGAACTGTAACTGGAGAGATTGGGTATATTGGGCATATACCATCAACTACAGTTCGTGTAAGAAGATTGCGTGATGGCTTTGTTCAGATCATTGGTCAAAAAGTAGTTTACTTCCGTAACTTTGGCGCAACTAATTCAAATCCAATGACAACAGATACTCGTCCAAACGAGATTATTCATATCAAGGAATACTCGCCACTAAACACATACTACGGAATTCCTGACATTATTTCAGCGGTATCATCACTAATTGGTGATTCACTTGCTGCTCAGTATAATATTGATTACTTCCAAAACAAGGGAGCCCCAAGATATATTATTACAGTCAAGGGTGCAAAACTATCTGCAGACGCAGAAGACAAGATGTTTAGATTCCTTCAGAGTGGCTTAAAGGGTCAAAACCATAGAACCCTATATATTCCACTTCCTGGCGATACAGATAATAATAAAGTTGAATTTAAGATGGAGCCTGTTGAAACAGCAATTCAGGAAGCATCTTTTGAAAGATATAGAAAACAAAATCGTGATGATATTTTAGTAGCACATCAGGTCCCTATTTCAAAACTAGGTGGATCAGATTCAGGTGCAATTGCTGCTGCAATGTCCCAGGACAGAACCTTTAAAGAGCAGGTTGCTCGTCCAGCACAGGCACAACTTGAAAAAGTTATCAACAAGATTATTAAAGAAAAGACAGACATTCTTACACTTAAGTTCAATGAACTTACACTTACAGATGAAATTGCACAGTCACAAATTATTGAGAGATACGTTAAGACACAGGTCATCACTCCAGATGAGGCACGTGAGTTAATTGATATGCCACCAAGACCAGACGGTGAAGGTAATGCTCCATTCTCAATGACACCAAGACAAGCAACAGATGCAAGAGCAAATCTTGCTGGCAATCGTCAGCGGGATGCTGAAAGAGCAAACAACTCTTCAGACTCTCCAGCATCACTTGAAGGTAGAAATCCACAAGGAGAAGGAAGATCATCTCAATAATTGAGAAAACCCTAAAAAGGTTTGATATAATAATACTGCCATGATTATAAATAAAGCACACTGGATTACTGAAGGCGACAACGTTCGTTTTTCTATGCCAATTGGCAAGGTAGATCAGGAGCGCAGAATTGTATCAGGTTTTGCAACCTTAGATAATGTTGACAAGCAAAATGATATTGTAACAACAGAGGCAAGCCTAGAAGCATTTAGAAAATTCCGTGGAAATCTACGTGAGATGCACCAGCCAAGCGCTGTTGGTAAGATTGTTTCGTTTAAAGAGGATCGCTATTTTGAGCCTCAGTCAAAGAAGTTTTATAGTGGAGTATATGTTTCTGCATATGTTTCAAGAGGAGCACAGGACACCTGGGAAAAGGTTCTTGATGGCACTCTAACTGGTTTTTCAATCGGTGGCAACATCACAAAGTCAGATGATACATTTGATGAAAAACTTGATAAATCAGTGCGTATAATTAAAGAGTATGAATTGTTTGAATTGTCACTTGTTGATAATCCAGCAAATCAATTTGCTAATGTTATCTCTATTGAAAAAGTAGACGGTAAGAATACAGTTAGCGGATACCTTTCAAAGACAGAAGTTAGAAATGTATTCTGGGATTCAGAAAATGATATTGTTTTAATGTCAGAAGATGATTCAGCAGATAGCCCAACTTCTGGAAAGCCTATGAAAAATATTGGTTTTGTTGAAAAGTCAGATTCAGAAAATACAGAAAAAATAAAGTTCTTAGTTGATAGTGCAAAAGGCATTAGAACAATTAAGATGACAGAGGAGGAAAATCCTATGACAGAAGAAACAACAATCGTTGAAGCACCTGGTGCAGAGACAGTAGAGTTGGTTGAAGATGTTGAGGTTGCTCCAGAGGCTGCAGCAGTTGCTGTAGAAGAGGCTCCAGCAGAAGTTCCTGCAGAGGATACTCCTGCTACAGAGCCAGCAGCAGAAGCAGCACCAGAGGCTGAAGAAGCACCTGTTGTTGAAGAAGCAAATGATTCAGTTGATGCTGTTGTTAACGCAACAGAGGAAGTTGCTAAGGCAGTTTCTTCAATCAATGAAAATCTAACTAATGCCTTGAGCAATCTAGCAGAAACAGTAAAGTCTATGCAGACAACTGTTGATGCAATTACGAAGTCCCTTGAAGCCGTTACAGGTGAAGTTAAGTCTGTATCAAATGAGGTAAAAGAAGTTAAGGGTAACTTCAATGAGTTTGGAAAGCGAGTAGATATGGTCGAAAAAGACACCGCTTTCCGCAAGTCTGGCGATCTAGGCGAGATCGTACAGGAGTTTTCGGAAACGAAGACTCAAAAATCCCTATGGGGCGGTCGTTTCCTCAAAACAGCCGACTTATTCCAATAAGTACTATTCACTAGGAGGTGAACAATATGTCGGAACAAGAAATCGTAAAGAACTATCCAGGCTCTCCAACCGTAGCGCATCAACACGCAGGTGATGGTGCATTCGCATCTGGTGGTATTGGCGGAGCAACTGCTACTAGCCCAACCACTTCAAATGTCGGAGCAGAAATGGGAAATATTGCAACAGCGAACTTTGGTGTAACCACTGGCGCTAATGCAGTAAACCCAACTGGTACTCCTGGAGGTATTCTACTTCCAGAGCAGGCTCGTCGCTTCATCGACTACGTGTGGGATGCAACAGTTCTCGCCAAAGATGGTCGTAGAGTTACAATGCGAGCAAACACCATGGAACTTGAAAAAGTTAACGTTGGTGAGCGTGTAATCCGTGCTGCTGCACAGGCAAGCAATGACTACACAAACGCAGGTGCTACATTTACTAAGGTAGAACTAACAACCAAGAAGATTCGTCTTGACTGGGAAGTATCTACAGAAGCACTTGAAGATAATATTGAAGGCGGAGCGCTTGAAGATCATCTAGTTCGCTTGATGACAAACGCATTTGCTAACGATATCGAAGACCTTGCTATTAATGGCGATGGTTCAACTGGTAACTTCCTTTCAATCATGGAAGGTTTCGTACACAAGGTAGAGAACGATGGCGATGCTCACGAAGCACTAGTCACCGTTACAGATAACAACTGGACAACTGACGTAATGCAGGATATTATTCTTGCAATGCCACGTAAGTATCGTGCTGTAAAGCAGAACCTAAAGTTCTATGCTGGTACAGATGCATTCCAGGGTATCGTAAAGAACAACGGAACACTTGCTGATGCAATCGCAGAAGCATTTGCTCCAGCAACTGGTGGTACAGAGCGTAACCGCCAGGCATACCTCTTTGGACAGGCACAGACATTCGGTGGAGCACGTACAACACGTGTTCTTGGAATTGATGTGCAGGAAGTCCCTTACTACCCAGCAGATTATGTCGACTTGACATTCCCTGCTAACCGTATTTGGGGATTCCAGAGAGATATCACTGTAAACCGTGAATACAAGCCAAAGAAGGATACAATTGAATACACAGTATTCGTCCGCTTTGGTCTACAGTGGGAAGAACTTGATGCGGTTGCTTATGCAGACGCAGCAGTTGATCCTACTGCATAATAGTTTGTAAAAACTAAACGATAGGGAGGACAGGTCAAACTGTCCTCCTTTATCAATTAAGGGAGATTATGTCTTATCCAGGAAATCCAACAGTTCCACATCAGCATGACGGCGATGGTGCTATTGCAGTTGGCGGTGTAGGTGGGGCAATAATAATGGGTCCAAGTGGAATGATTACACAAAATAATGTTTTAGGAAATATACCAACACCAATATTTGGTGAGAATATAACAATTTCTGGAACACCAAGTGGTGTTAGAAAACCACAAACATTAAGGGGTAGTAGGAGATAGTTATCTCTGATATAATAGCAGTGGAGGATATCATGACAACAACAGCAGAAGCAGTAGAAAAATTTACAAAAAAGACGGTACCACAACTAAAAGCATATGCAAAAAAGAACAACATTGATCTATACGGAACAAACACAAAAGAAGAAATGCTAGAAGCAATATTACCTTTTGTACCAAGAGAAGATCCAGAAGAAGTAAAAGCAGTCTTAGAGAATCCAACAGAAAAGATGGCTCTGTATTCAGAGCGTAATCTTCATTGGAACGGTGTGGGTGCCCTTCAAAAGGGATATAACATTGTCACAAAGGAGGAATCCGTTAAATGGCTAAATCATAAGGCAGTGCGTGAAGCATCGCCTAAAGAAGTAGCCAAACACTACGGTAAGATTTAATGCAGATCCTACGTTTACCACCATACCCATTGACCATCTCCTACGATGTTCCTTTGCCAAATACTGACTACATTCTTGTTATTAATGAGAGTTCAAGAAATGTTAATGATGTTACGGAAAGTATTGTTTCTACCTCTGGCTCAAAACTAGAGTACACACTCCCAGACCAGTTTAACTCTTATGATGAATCATACTATTTAGCAATCTATGAAGATGTTGAAGGTCTTCCTGGAGATATTGTTGTTGAAGACAATCTAGAAATTGCACGTCCATATGTAAATCCTACAACACTAGCAAGAACTTACGGTTCTGGTACAGCAACAGAGATTAATGATTATATAAAGTATGAGGGATTAGCACGAGCAATTATTGACTCTATTGTTCCAGGTGGATTTTATTATGAGCGCTCTTGGTATGAAGTAAATGGAAATGGCACAGACTACCTTGCAATCTGGGACAGAGTTTACAAGATTGTAAAAGCATATGAAAATAATGAACTTGTATGGGATACAACACAAGATCCTGCAGCATTGTTTGAGTGGAACTATTTATTAACAAAAGATAAGACAGCAATTATTAAAGAGTGGAATCAGCAAATGACTGATTCATATATAAGAGCAGTTGGAACTCCAAAGGGAGTACCCCTTGGAGAATCAGACTCAATTTATCTTTATGACACAGAAGATAGCACAGTAACATTAGCCGTAGCCCCAGGAGTAACATTTCCAGTAACATTTAACTACCTATTCTCACTTGAAACAGGGTACAAGGTAGTTCCTTATGATATCCAAGATGCAATAACAATGTTGATTGATGATATTAAATGTGGCAAGATGGAATACCATAAGAGATATATTCTTGACTACTCTACAGACCAATACAAGATTAAGATTGATAAGTCTGCATTAGACGGTACTGGCAATATTTTAGTAGATAGAATTCTAGAAAAGTATATTACAAACTTTGGCACACCTGGAGTTTTGTAATGGTAGATTGCGAAGCAACAGACTTTATCTACCCAATGAAGGCAGATATTTACTATCCAATAATTACTCAAAATAATTATGGACAAGCAAATAAAGAATGGGTTTTTGATAGAACTATTATTTGCAATGCAACATCATTAGGTGGTGCAGGAGATGTTGAACTAAAGCCAGATGTATTTCTACAGTACGATGGCAAACTTGTTGCAAGATCAAAGTCAGACATAAGAGTTTCATCTAACATGACTGATAATGCAATAAGCAATATCTTGGTTACAAATATCCGCAGCGCTTCAGACATAACTTTGTATAGAGAGACTGCTGGACCAAGAAGCGGTAGAGGAACCATTTACGAAGTTGGAACGGTAGAACCTTTTATTGGCCCATTTGGAGAAATAGAATATTATAAAATGCTCTGGCGTAGAACAGAGAATCAGACAGTTGGTGACTAATGTTAGTCAGAATAGATACAAAGGCATTTGAAAAACAACTAACAAATATTGCAAACTATTCTTTTGGTTTTCTTGATGGTATTAATCGTGGTAAAAAAGAGTTTTTAAATAATCTTGGTAAAGGTGTAATCTTTGCTCTAGGACAATACATTGACTCTGAGGCAAGAGCAAATAGCAGAAGCCTGCACCATGTTTATGAATGGTATAGGACTGGCAGCCCAAGTTCAAGATTGTTTGAATTAGATTATACTGTTAGTAATCTTGGACTATCAATTAATTCAACATTTAGACAATCAAGCACAGTTAAAGAAGATATGACTGTTCCATTTTACAATAAAGCAAAGATTATGGAAAAAGGTATTCCAGTCATAATCAAGCCAAAGGGTAATGGTGCGTTAAAGTTTAAAGAGGCTGGCAGAGAGATTTTTGTTAGAAGAGCAGTCACAATAAGAGACCCTGGCGGAGATGAAGTTGAAGGATCTTTTGAAAGAGTATTTGATGAGTTCATGAGGACATATTTTACTCAGGCATTTTTAAGATCAAGCGGACTTTTAGCATATCTAAATAAGCCTGTTGCTTATAAGAAGAACTTCTTGGCTGGCTCAAAGATGGGTAAGTCAAAGGGTATTGAGACTGGATATAAATGGATAATTAATGCAAAGGTTGAGGTAGAATAGTACTATGGCATACGATATTAAATTAACAGCATTTCCACCAACATTTATTAACCAATATGTTGTTGAGCAGTTAAAACTGTTTGGTATTTTAAGCGGGTTTGAACAAATGACCCCAGTATTCCCAACAAGTCCAACCAATATAGAAGATGTATTCAAAAACTACATTGGTGCCCCTGGGGTATCAGATCCACTTCTTATTCAATATGAAAGATTAATTAGATTTAGACCAAGCCCATTTTATAGAAATAAAAGAGAGCAAATGGTCTACTATTTATACTGCACAGATCTATCAAAGATTAACGACTCCCATAGAATTATTACAGATGCACTAGACAGAGAAGATTCAGCAGCCCAAGATATTAATGCCTTCTGCTCATCTGTTTCTACAGAGGCACTTCCATTCAATACATTTTTCCATAATCTAAGGGTATACCAGGCAGATGAGACAAGAGACATCCTAGAACTTGCCTCAGCCAGAACGGTATATGCTAATAAACTTATTATTGAATATGACTATCATACTAAAGACATCATAGTTACAGGTCCAAACGGCATTAGCACACAAATATATGATTAAAAATGCTGTTATACTTATTTTGAGGAAACACCCCAACAACTTAATATAGATTCTATTGAAAGTAGAGGTGAAAAAATATGGCATACACTCGTGGT